CTGGGGGCTCTCTCTACTTCGTGAAGGTTTTATAACCCTTTGCGGAATAGGATCTAACATGCCCTTCCCTAGAATCCGACGTCGGCAGTTGTCTGACGTCAAGTCAGCTCTCCGATATCGGCATCCTGTGGATGGGTACTCGAACGTGTACATTGCTGACGACAAGTGGCAATCCCTGGACTACCTGTATTTCATACAAGATGTACAAGGTACGCCCATCACCCAACGGGTGAAGCCCTGTTATTCAGCTAAGTTCACTTATTCGGGTATCCCCTATCAGGACGTTCCGCTTGATCACGGAAACCTCGTGAAATGGCAGGACGGCATCGGTCCGCACATTCCGGTCGATGTTATTCTAGAGGGGGAGTTTCCTCGCCCTTCTCATGCCCAAATCGTGCAAGCAAACGGCAGAGCTTTTACGTTCTTCGCCGAGCGCTTCCCGCCCAAAGTCAGCGGTGCTGAGTTTGTGCAGGGGTTGTTCGAGCTTTTGGCATTACTGCCTAAGTTCGAGCAATCGATCACGAAAACAATCGCTGGCGCGTACTTGACCAAAAAGTTTGGTTGGGATAACCTGCTTTCGGACTTGCGCGCGCTAAGTTCCCTTTTCCGTTCCATACGTGAAAGAATGGAGTTCTTAAAAAGAACTTACGGAAAGCCCACAAAGTTGCTCTATCGGGAGCCCTCGTTTCATTCAATTGATACGTGGGATTACCTGTATGAGCCTGTTCGTGGGGTTGGAACGCGATTGACCCTTGAAAGTTTTAGATGTGACTACAATGCTGGATGTACTTTAGTCCAGAATTTGCAGCACATCGATGACTTTATAGGGTGGCTGAGAGCTATCGTTATTTCCCTTGGCCTTAACAACCCATTGCAGGCGATTTGGAAGACTACGCGTCTATCCTTTGTCGTCGACTGGTTTGCTGATGTCTCGGGACACCTGGCACGCATGGCGGCTATTCAGCCCGCAGATCGATGGGATTGTTTTAACATCTCATCGACTGTGAACTGGACTGCTCGTTTTAAAGTGTACCAGGAGAACACGCACCTAGATGGCTCTCCTGACTATGTCAGGCAGCTTGGGGTGCTTGTTGTAAAACGATATGAGCGAGTAGTTGGTCTTCCGGTGGACCTGACTGTCTTCACCCCGTCCACCTGTACCCCAGATCAGCTGGTGCTGATGATGGCTATGGGGGCTGCCAAGTAGCAGCTCTCCTCTAGCTTCTTTCAAGCGCGTGCGACTTGCACGGCTTAGCTATAGATGAGGAGATTTTCACCATGCTCACCGCGAACCTGTCTCTGGACGACATGACTGGCGACGAAATCGCGTTTAATCTTCAGGCTTACCTGCCTGATGGCGCCCGTCGCATCGACATCACTAGCAGCCCTACCGAACCACGGATCCTGGAAATCAGGCACTCTGTGACCGGTCGTGACGCTAGCGCTGTCGATCGGCATCTCATTTCGGCCTCTTTGACCAAGATGGATGCTTCTGGTCAACCGAAGAAGGGCACGGTCAATTTGACCTTTGCCCAGTCCCGGTCGACTGTCATCTCAAACAATGATATGTTCGATCTCCTTTCGGCGATCGTCGATCTTGTTTGTGACGGTGGTTTCAGCAGTTCTGGTATGGCTGGAACAACCAATGCGTCCGCTCTGCTGCGAGGCGAGAGCTAAGCATCGGAGTTGAGAGTAAGGTGATTCCATGGTGACTGCGGAGCTTACCCAAAATGGGAACGCCGAACAGCCACAGCGAGGATTACCTCGATCTCGCCTTGTCGGTCCTCAACCAAGATCCGCTTGGGATTACTTCACGAAAAGACCTTGACGCCGACCGCCGCACGTTGTGCAATCGGTTTGCGAAAGAGGGTCTATCTTTCCTAACCAAGACGCTCCCCCTCCTTGGGAAAGCTCTTGACTTGGGCTTGGTAGAACTGCGCCTCCAAGTGCCACGTGAGTTCAAAAAGGCTCACAAGTGTACTGGTATACCTGCATTCCTGCAGGCGTACTTTCGGCGCATCTTTGATGTGGATGGTCGCCTCTTGGAAGAGGCTGACCCAGACGCTGTAAAGCACCTGCGTCAGCTTCTCTTCATGCTTTACAAGCTCGAGCTGCCATACTCGGAAGCCGCGGAGCAGCGAGTGATCGCCAACTTCGTGGGCACCGAATTGGAACTCGAACTTGGTAGCGATGCTGCGACAACCGACCTCTTGGCCGGTGCCTCGTACATCGTTAGGGAGGTCCTCCGTGGATTCAACCCCATGGAGATTATCCCGAAGCATGGTCCAGGAGCCGTGGCGACCGGTGAAAAGCTGGAGGAGAAGTGGGTGTTTGCCCGCTTCTTCAAAGGTATCCACCGTGTCTACCCCTACTACGAGTATTATCTCGCGGGATGGGGGAAAGAATTGATGGATCGTTTGGACTGGTATCGCTCCCTGGAACGCCAGGAAACTGGTGTCGCCAAAGTGGTATTGGTACCCAAAGATTCGAGAGGCCCTCGCCTTATATCTTGCGAACCATTGGAATACCAGTGGATCCAGCAGGGTCTGGGGCGAAAGTTGGTTGATCATCTGGAATCCTCACGGATTACGGGTGGTCACATCAACTTCCGGAACCAAGAGGTTAATAGAGAGCTTGCCCTCGAGTCCTCTCGGACGAGAGAGTATGCTACCCTTGATCTCAAGGAAGCCTCTGATCGTGTCTCAGTAGACCTCGTCAAGCGCCTCTTTGCTAACAACGAAGACGTGCTCCGGTGTTTGCTGGCCACGAGAACGACGGCGACGAAACTCCCGGATGGGAGTGTGGTCACCCTGGCGAAGTTTGCTCCGATGGGGTCAGCATTATGCTTTCCCGTCGAAGCACTTTGTTTCTGGGTGATTGCTGTCGCTGCTGTCATGCGCCATAATAGGCTGCCACGCCAGTCAGTCGGTAGTCGGGTCTTTGTCTATGGGGATGACATTATAGTCCCCACAGATTGGGCCCCGATTGTGATGGAGGCTCTTGAACTCTGTCGACTCAAGGTCAACAGGGCAAAATCCTGCGTCACGGGTAGTTTTCGTGAGAGCTGTGGCATGGATGCCTTTAGGGGCATCCCTGTCACCCCGACTCGAATGAAGACGCCCTGGGTTGAGTCTCGTAACGGGAGCACGTATGCTGCGTGGGTCGCGTTCGCCAATCAAATGGCGGACAAAGGCTATGCATTATGCGCTTTACATGTATGGGACAAGCTCGAGAAACTGTACGGTTTCGTGCCGTACGGGCTCTCGAACTCTCCGTTCCCGTGCAAGATTGTTTCAACGATGACGCAGGCTAGGGCCCTTAATCGGGGCCGTGTCTCGATTCGTTGGAATGCTCAATACCAGCGGTCTGAGGTGAGAGTCAACTGCCTTAAGGGTGGTCGCCTTTCTTCGACCTTGGACGGTTGGGCTCGAATGCTACGGAACCTCGTGTCACCGAGCTTCGATGATCCGACGAGTGTCGTTCTTCCGAAGTCGACAAAAATCAAACTTCGGTGGAGTCCCTTCTAGCTTCGGCTAGGAGGGGTTATGCCTCGCG